TAATGATGTATGTTTTACCTGCAGCAGATGGACCGCTAAACCCAGTTATTCTACCAACCGGGACACCACCATACAAACTACCAGAAATGATAGCATTTAACACCATACAACCAGTATCTACCCATTCATTCACCGTGCTCAATGCACTCTCTGATAGAAACTTTGCTTCGGGATTTAGTTTCTCAAGCTTATCAAATACCTTGAGAACGTCCTTGTCTATCTTACTCATCAAAAAGTTTTACCACTTCTGGTTCAGCAGTCTTTGCAGCTTGTTTTGGTGGTGCTGCTTGTGCGACTGGCTTTGAAAAGATGCTCTTGTATTGCTCGACAATATTACCGTCAAGTTTTACATTATCACTCTCAACAATGTTGGATTTATTGAAGTTCCAAACTACACCTTCTTCACGTACTTTTGGTTCTACGAACTCCCGGAAAATAAAAGGTAGTAACTGTACAGAAATCTGACCAGATTGTTGATTAACTTGTACGTTAACAACTGCTGGTTCTTTGATTTGCAATATAGAACCGGATGACTTTTCTTTTTGACCTACAATCACGCGGCCTACGTTATCTACAAATGTTGTGATGTTCTTCATATACATATATGATATAGTACTTGACACACTAAATCAACTATATCTTTTAGCAAAATATTTTCTTATTAGGAATTTTCTAACAATAGCCACCACAGTGAAAATCGCCCATGATAATGTCGCGGTCCAAAAAACACTCAACTCAGCTGCAAATGCAAATGTCAGTATCAGCATGTTCAATGGAAAATTGATGAGTGTGCCTATCGCTGTATCACTGATCGCCTCAGTCCAGGCATTTTTATTTGAACGTTTCATACACCCAACAAATCAAATAAGTCTGTTTGTACCTGAGCACTTGGTTTGTTCAACCTCCAATCCACTGAGTCATAAAATCTCTCAATTATACTAAAAATGATTTTCTCAAACATTTTCTCTATATCTGGCTGAAAAATATCCTTAAATTCATCAGGATAATAATACTTGTACGCTACCGCATTTATACCATATTTGTTAGGTTGATTTACATAGAAGAATCTCACCTTATCACCAGTTTCAATAGCTTCATAGTCACCTGCTAGATCCAACTTTTCTAACAACATATTATAATGATATGCTGCTTTAACATGCGCTGGCATTCCTTTACATGTCACAAACCCGTTACATTTATTAGCATACTTTTCATAATCTGAAATCCCCATGACAAACGAATAATCTTCAACAGGCAGATCTTTAAACGTGTCATATGCTTTCAAGAACACTTCATTTGTTTGTGCTCTATTCTCAGTATCCATCATTGTTTCTATGATCTGTTTTATGTACGGTTTGATCGGTGCCGGGATCGTGCTTCTTACCACTTCAACACCAGTATATTTAAATTTGTTCACCGGGATCCCTTCATCATCTAATACTCGTAACACGTACCTCTTTTTCTGTAGAAACACCCCAACATCGCTCATGCATTCACGTTTGAAAACAAATCTACTATCTTTACTATTTAAAATAGATCTGCTCCACTTAGTTATTTCTTGATTCAAATGATTTTCCACTAGTTCGGCTTGCTCATATGCTGTTTCTGTTATCTTGCTCGAATTATGAAATTTTTTATCTATCTTTTTCATTAACCGAGCGATCGAAATGTAGCTACTGTCTGTATCATTGTAAATCACAGGATCACTACCGGGTGTACCATGTGCTGCGATGTACTCTCTTAGTATATCATTTGATTTCTTGATGACTGCTTGACCTGTTAATGTTATACTTCTAGCAATGTCTGGGTCACCTATAGGTGCATGTTTGTTACCAAAGTAACCATACACAGTGTTGATCAAAATCTTCAATGTAAATTGTTTTATATCCAACTGATCAGCCTGACGAGACAACGCACTGTATTGCTCGTCTGACTTGTTCATTTTTGACAGTTTGAGTTTTATCTTTTTGAGTTGTTTCTTGACCTCAACTCGTTGTTGATATATGCCGTCCACAATCTCTGGCATGATTCCTTTTTTCTTCTGTGAGAATAGCACCTTTGCTCTCGACACTGCAATACTATCTTTATCTATAAAACTCAAAAAGTCTTTATGTGTTAACTTGAACTCCTTACCTGATACATGTCTTACGTATACATGCTCATCATCTTTATGTGTAATCTTACCTACTTTAGTCTCCGGACTTAAATTCAAACTTATCATCGTGTTCGGATATAGACTGTTAGCATCAAAACTTATTATATCATGTTGAAAACCTCTTTGTGGTTCACCTACGTACGCACCTTCATACTTCGATGCATTTATATTATCTTTAATAAATGTTGGAACGACCTGTTTCTTGCTTCTCGCTTTAATAACTGTTGCGCCAGTGATCACACTAAGTGTTCCCATCGCGCTCTCTATAGTTGTAAGGCCAGTATATGCCAACATACGCAATAGCTCCAGATATCTCAACTTATCCTCCATCGCTACCAACAGATTTACGTCCTGTACGTTGTATTCCACAAACAATTGCCAATCATCATCGGCCAATTGACTCAAATTGGTGTTACCATAATCAATCTTTCTCTCACCTAGCTCTAATTCTGCTATGGCATCTAGCTTATAGCTCTCTCTTAACCCTATGCTAAACTTTTTGTACACATCAAGATAGTCAACACAACTAACACCACTTATATACCATCTCTGTTGTTCTCTCCCGAATGCTCCAGTTGTTGTCCTACTGTATACGTTTTCTATAGGGCTCAGCAATTTGATGCTTTCTTCACCTAATATTCTCAGCGACCGATTTACAATATACGGTATATCAAAACCTTCACTATTCCATCCACTTATTATATCAGGTGTACTCCTGTTAACATAGTTTAAATAACATTGTAACAGTTGTTGTTCAGTCTCACAATACACATAATCGCAATTTTTAATCTTTTTCTCTAGTCGCTTCGTGCCCCAGGTATAAAAACACTTATCTATACTATCATATATTGTTATGACGTTTATGGGTTGACTGGCTTCTTCCGGTGTAGGAAAGTGATCCGGGCAATACACCTCAATATCCACATACTGTATCTTCAATGGGTGTTCACTAAACTTCAAGTCGTCGTTTTTCTGCCAGAATGTGTCTATTAAGAATTGCTGTTCCGGTCTGATGTTTTCAAATAATCGATTTGTACCACATTCCTTTATGTATTGATTTCTCTGTCTTGTGTCCTTGAATATACGCTTTCTTAACGGAGTTTCAAATATACTTGTAGCTTCAGCTTGCATTGTCGTCTCCATATATAGATATGGATTGTAGCTCATATCTATAGCTATACGTTGACCATTGTCATCCCAAGTGAATAACGTCATGGTCTCATCTCTAGGATTGTAACAAACGTTTCGGTACATAGTCTTATTATAGAGTGATTTGCAATAATGTTCAACTAAATATTATCATGCCGGATGATACTGATTCTGTTTCAAAAGTTATAATTTTGTGGAAAAAGGCATGTCTGATGCTCGAGCGGTCGGATGGTAAGGGTTGGGAATTACCTGGAGGTCACGTTAATGTAGGAGAAAAGTTTAAATCTGCTGCGAAGAGAGAAGTACATGAGGAGACTGGTATCAAGTTAGGTAAGCTGAAGCTTTTGATAAAACAACCAGACTTTCATATGTATGTCGCCAGACCTAAGGTCGTTAAGGTTAGATTATCAGACGAGCATAAAGGATATAAGTGGGTTAACCATAAACAGTTAATGAAACTCAAAGTGAGTAATTCCACAAAACTCAATTTGAAATATATCTTAAATACCGTTAAAGGCGTTTAATATCTTTCGATCCTTATGACCGTACGGTAACGTATACAGTTCTTTATATTTGTCTAGGTTCTCTGGATTTTCTAACCATCTCTTGTCAGCTTCTATCCTCCCTTTTCGTACCGCTTTCATATATGTGTTTTTATCACTCATCAACGAGTCAATATGATCAACCATTTCATCACCTGTTTTAAACTTATAAAATGCATTCTCATATGTGCACATGTCCTGACATATAGTAGGTATACCTAACGCACAACCTTCAACAAATTTTAAATCACTCTTGGATCGGTTGAATACATTGTCTATCAGGGGTGCAACCATCACATTAGGTCTAACTTTTTGTACTAGTCTAGGATAATCATACAAATTCACCCACTGATGGAACTCGATCTTACCTTGTTGTACTAATGGTCTCAAACCTACCGGGAAAGCTCCGATGAATACCCACTGATACTTGTTAACAGTTCTTTTAACTGTGTCAACAATATGGCCGAAATCATCTCGCTGACCGTCCACATTATCCACATCAAAATGTGCACCACTCCCAGCATACAACACTCTAGGTTTCTTTTTTCTCTTGTTGTAATTTTTTTCTATTGACAGTTCATCATATTGATCCAACCAATATCTAGGTGGATAATTGGGTATAACTGTTATATTTTCATTCCCGGTTTTAGACGCATAATAGTCTCTCATATAATCACACGTCACTGTTATCTCACTACACATCTGCATCATCTGTGTTGTGGCATTTTTTATATCATCATCAACAAATGCTCCTCTGAATTTATTATATTTTGGTATATCTTCATAGAACACTATGTCATCAATTTCATAAACAACATGAAATCCCATTTTTTCACCTAATTTAATCAAATACTCTACAAACTTTAACTGTGCTGGTGTCGCTTGTCTTTGTATCCTTACACATTTTACGTTTGTATAAAATTTTTCATCAGTCACCATCACGGTACTACCATGTACTATTGCTTTCTGATATGCGTTCAGTGTGTGTTCTGGCCATAACATTCTCCAGAATCCACAACCACTAAAATCAGCATAATAGTTTATTCCCCGAGGCATGTCAACCTCACGCGGTCTGGTTTTTGGTGTTATCTTATTTTTTTGTTGTGGTGTCACAGGGCGTGGAGATCTCGTAGGTACACCTCTTGTACCTACAACTGTTCCATATGGTGTGCCACCAATTATTGTTCCATGGGTTGTGTTCGTGAACATTTCTTTTATTTAAGTTCTGTTTCCGGTGTTTCAACTCGTGTCGTAACACCGTTTTGTTTTTCTAAAAATATAACCTCACCACTGGCAAGTTTTGTGCTTTCTTTACGATGACTTATCACGATCGCGCATTCATTGTAGTTTTCTACTCTTTCGTTCAATATATCGATTACCAATTCAACACCACGTTCATCTAGACTACTATCAAACAGTTCATCATACATACTGAAATTAAAAGCGACGTCACCCTGCAATCTTCTGATGTCCATGAAAGCGAATAAACATGCTAGATCGATATTTTTCCTTTCTGCGCCACTAAAGTTAAAATACGAGCATGGCTTTCCTTTTTCATCTATAATTTCATCTTCAAAGTATTCATTAAACACACAAATACAATTACTATCCATCTTTTTCAGGTAATAAGACAGTTTCGCATTGAACAATTGTAGTATTTTCTTGACAATGTATGACTTGACTCCCTCTTCTGAAACAATGAATTTTATTATCTCTAACTTGGCCATCTCTTTTTTAATTTTGTCAATAACTTGCTGACTTTGTTCTAGTCGAGTTGTTGTTTCTTCGATTATTTTATCAAAACCAGTTGTGTTGTTATCTATAGACTTTATATCATCTTTAATGTCTTTAATCTGTGACTTAATTTGATCTTTCTGTTGTTTCAAATTACGTTTGTTATGGCTTTCGATTTGAGCTTGTTGTAATTTTTCTCGCTGTTTTGTCTTTTTGCTAGACAACTGTTCTTTAACCTTCTTAACTTCACCCAACTTAACATCTACATTAACCTTCTGTTGATTTAGGTTTTGTATCTGTTTGTTCAGTTTATTTTTTTCATCAGCTATTAAATCTCTATGCGTGTCGTCTAATTCATGTAAACATGTAGGACACACACTATGTTCAGAGCTTATCTTATTTTGTTTTGTTGTGAGCATTGCTATCATTGTAGTTAGCTCACTCTTTTTCGATATTATGTTCTGTATTTTTAGATCCAACTTCGGTAACACATCGTCTATCTCTTCTATTGTTTTAGATATACCGTCAACATCAATATCAACCACTTTTTCTAACTCAACATCTATTGTTTTTATCTCATTATTACAATTTTCTAACCTCGTCTTTAGTTTCTGTACAGAACGCTCGCGGTCTTGCTCAGCATTCGCTTTTTGCTCTTGTTGTGAATTCAATGTATTTGACACTTCCTCATATCTAGCACACTCCACATCTAAATCCTTAGAAACCGAGTTATACTCTTGCCGGACATCCGTCAACATATTTGAAAACACCTGCAAGTTGAATATACCTTCAATAAATTTTCTCTTTTCCAGTTTTTTCTTGGCCATGAACGGTGTTGCGTTATTCACTGTCATGATCACACAATTTTGAAACACTTCAGACGTGGTGTTTAGTAATGTCTGTATATAAGCTGTTGTGTTTTGTATTGTATCTCTTGTTATATCTTCACCGTCTTTGTATAGATAACATTTAGTAGGGGCCAATTTGCGTATTATATGATATTTGTTAACAACTCCGTCACTGTTTATTTCAAATTTCAATTCAACAACACAATCTCTTTGTGTTGTGTTGTTTATTATATGATCCTTTTTTAGTTCTCTTAACGTGTTTCCGAAAATTGCGAAAAATACACTATCTGCCACAGTGCTTTTTCCGACACCATTTCTTCTATCCAACTTGTCTTTATTACACCCAGTTATAATGTTTAGTCCCGGGTTGAAGTCGATCGATACAACCTCCTCACCAACGCTCAAGAAGTTTTTTATTGAGACGCTTTTAAAATCTACGTATTTCATTTATTTCTCTTATACAGCTCTATTGTATATTCAATTATTTCCTGTTTATTGGGTACATCTTCTAGTAGATTGACGAATTCCTCGATAGCGAACGGTATATCCACACCAGACAGATCATGTTCTGTGTCATTCTCCAATCCAAATTTGTTAAAATTTACATCATAATCAACAGTTATGCTTATAGCTTGCAATTCTAAGAATTTTTTGAGCATTATATCCATATCATCCGGTGCTACTGGTAGATCTACAATTAATTTCACTATATTATTTTTAAATCTATATCTCAATTCATCTGTTATTTTATTTGATGTTATTATTTCAGATAGTTTTAATTTTTGATGTGTGGGTGATACAACATTTTCATGAAATGTATAATCACTTGTCAACATGTCTAAAATGTAATACCCTTTAGTACTGTAAACATCACCAAAATCCATTTGATATGGATTACCCACATATAATATTGTGCCTTTCTTGTATTTTCTCTCTTCTCGTAAATGAAAGTGACCAGTTATTGTTAATGGTGCCTTTTTGAGCAATGCGGCACTCTTTATACCATCATCACAGACCTTATGCTGATTATATTTGAATGACTGTATCTCAAAATGACCAAACACAATATCACATGGTTGTATCTCTCTGACTGTTGTGCCCCATGGACATATCATGAATTTTCGATGCTTCCATTCTAATAGAGTTGGTTTCTCAATAACTGTTATGTTATCCCAACCACTTAGTATGGATAATGAGTTTATTTCTGAACGATCTTTATAAAAAG